TTAAATGATATAAAAACTAATAAAATAAAACTTATAAAATATTTCATTCTTCAGGCCAATCATTTATTGGTGCGTTACCTGTAGGCTTACCATCACTATCAACAGGTGGATCAAACAACGCTTTAAATGCTGCAAATTTAGTAGCTACTTCAGCTTCGTAATCAGATACAACTTTTTTTTCAACATCAGTACGATCATCTTCACCTTTTGTTTTTGCCGCATCGTAACCTGAAGGAATATCTGTATCTGTAATATCTGTTATAGCTTTTTCAATAGCAGTACATGCTGTAATAACAGCCGCACGATAAGTTGCTACGTTTGAATCAATAGCACGATCACGTTCTGCCTTTGCTATAACTTGCCAGTCTGTAGAAGCTAAAAGGCCGTTGGCTGTTTCTTTTGTTTTAGCAATCCATTGTGATTTAAGACCTTTAGTTATAAGTTGATTACCATTTTCATTAAGAATAGCCTTACCATCTTTATCAACTTCTTTTACATCATCTATATTTTTAGGAGTAGAACTCCAAGAGCCATCTAAACTTCTTTGTCCTACCCAATAAAACATACTATCAGGTTTAGGTTGTATAACTACCTCTTTAATACCATAAGAAGTTTTAACATCATCTGACCATACAGATGCCCAGTTACCTGGATGTTGTACACCATTATCATCTGTCCAAGTTTTTCCAGGTTTTAATTCTTTTGTACCATTTAGTACATACATTATTATCTCCTATCTTGCTGTAGCTGGCGTTGTTCCTGCAAAGGGATGTTCTGCAAATGCCATATAAAAATACGTTGAACTTGCATTAAATCTAGCTGATGCCCCACCACGATGCTTTACGCCGTTGCTCAAGAAATCTAAATCAGCTTCACCAGTATCACTAGCCATTACTGAGTTAGCTCTTAGATTGTCCTCAACCATGTTGAATGGATCACGGGCTGCATCCATTATAGTCCAATCACCGTTAGTTCCCGAGTCAATATTTTTCCACATAAACCATGCGGGTTTAAATCCAAGCGGAATAAAAGGACCGTCAGTGGACGAACCATTACCCTCAAAGCTTCCAAATTTGCTAAACCCTGGTTTTTCACACCAACAATATGCAATCATTGCATCGCTTGACCCGTTTGTTCTTAAATTAGTACCTACACTAAATACTGATGAGGTTGGCTGCGTATCATTAAAATGTGAAGCACCATCAGTTCCACTTTTAGCAGCAGTGCTATTTAGGATTATATATTGACCGTTGGGTACTTCAGAAGAATACACGGCCCAATCTTGAGTCTCATCTCTATTCTTCACCAATATCCATTTTGGAACAGCCCCAAGCCCATGCCCGACTGTGGCGTTGGCTCCAGAACCCGTCCAAGATACTATAGAAAAGCCAGCCGTCTGATTTACGCTGACGGTGCTTGTGATGCTGCCGTTTGAATTGCTTGCTGTTGAATTGCCCGCAAGCCACTGCCATGCGATAATCCCATTGCTACTGCCATTGAGATGATTTCCGTTGCCCACCTCAAAACCGTTTGAATTAAAAGCCGTTAAACCATTTGAGTCAGTAGCTCCTGGATCAGCACTGGAACTTTGGATTATTTTGGTAACTCCCCGCACAGCATCAAACAGTCTGTGACCATGATCGCCTAACGCACGATTTTTGCCCCAGACCATATCTGGTTGAAACGAGCTATTGCCAGTTTGCGCTATGTCATGGTTAGCAGAACCATTACCAGTATAAGCTGTTGCTTGAAAATGAGCAGAGCCATCTTCAATAGCATAGGTTACTGCTTCTGCCTGATTTTTTGTACTTAATGCAGTAAAGCCACTAGGACAATCACCTGTCCACTGATCTGATCTTGTTCGTAGTGTAAAGTCGCCCGAAGATACTGCCTGTACACCCGCTCTAATAAATAAACCTGCTTCACCCACAGCACCATTGGCTGTTGTAAATGCTTGACTACCTGAAGTTCCAGCCTCTATCTCACTTTTAACTGTTGAAGAACTATCCGTGCCATTCCCATCAACCCAAGTATTATTAAAACTAAACCAAGCTAATCCATTATCTGCATCATACGCACATCCTAACACAGAGCCATTAGCTAGTGGATTGCCACCACTAACTGTTAAGAAGTTACCGTATGCTGCTTGTGATAGTGAAGTACTGCCATCTATAGTAGAACTTAAAATCCTACCAGAACCAGTATTATAATCATTTCCTGTAATAAATTTAGCAGTATTAATTTCCTGTCCACCACTGTGAGAAGTAGGACTCCAATTTGTAATATCTGTCCATCCCAATAAAGGGGTATTACCTACATCATTTGTAACCCACTCCCAATAATACTTACCTGCTGTTGGTAATTCAAAACTACCAATAAGTCCTCCAACATCTCCACTTGTTGTCTGGGTTGTTGATCGTGAATTGCCGTTAGAGAAAGCCACTCCTTTGTTGTAAGATATAATAGGAGACCAAGTACCATGATTGTCAGTGCAGGTGTCAGTGGTCTGTGTAGGTGAGTTTACGCCTGTAAAATTATTAGGTCCATCTGATGGGAACCAAGTTGCTGCTATTAAAGTATCGTCAACATGAGGACTACTAGAAGTGTATGATATTGTTGTCCCACCCCCTGCACTTGAAGCAGTTGATGTTGAGCCACCTGCATGAGATATATGACTATCTATCGTTTCATCATAATTTTCTGTTAAACCAACAAATGTACCCGTAGCACCTGTTGATGTACTATGACCACCTCCAATTGCTATCGAATTATCTGGGATAACTAACGTATCTGATAAGCTAGTACCTTCAGCTTTTATAGTAAAGTGTTGTTGATATTTAGCATTGTAAACAGCATAAACTCCAATTCCACAAGAATCCATAGATGCGTTAAAATTAACAACGATATCTCCAGAAGTTCCAGAAGCAACTACTGCTTCCCAAATCTCAAAGGCATCGCCATTATCTGATGTTTGACGAACAACAAGAGCAGCGGATGTCCCCGCTACAGTTAAAGAACTTACCGTCCTTGCTCCAGAGGATGTTCTTTCGGCAGCTACAACAACAGCAATAATTCTTCCTGTGGCTGCTGTACTGAGAGACTGACTAGAAAATGTATAACTAGATGCTGTTGCAGAATTAGTGGTGGCTGCAACAAAAGTTACAGTAGCAGCCGTACTACTTACTGGAGCAGCAGCCACACCCAATTCAACGGAGTTAGAAAACGGTAGGTAATAACCATTATTACCAAAATTTAACCCACTAACATCTATAGGTCGCCACACACCATTACTATCAAACTCACCAAATTGATCAGCATCTAATTTTTGTCCATCAATAACAACAAACTCTGAAAGATAACCGTCCCAGTAGTTCATAAAAGAAGAATCTTGATAAGCAGCAATAACTTGATTTACACCGTTCTCATTTAACTTTACCGTTAAATTTTGAGCAGGTTTAGCACCACTAAGGTTGTCTCTCATATCAACCCCATTAACCCAAAAACCATAACGATCTGCTTCTGTGCTTTGAGTTGTGTCTAAGGAAGCAACAATATGATACCATGCATGTGGATCACGAAAGACCATAGTTGTGTTCATCTCACCCGCAACACTAATACTAGGGTGAAACCTAAATACATCCCCGCTACTAAAACCAAGCTGATAAGCACCTGTTCCTCCAGAAACACGAGCGTTTAACAAACGAAACTCAGACCCAAGAGTTCCTCTTTTAAACCAAAAACTAACCGTGTTAATTTTATCACTGGTTGCATCAGTATTTGGAGTGCGAAGTAGGTATTGGCTACTACCATCATTAAACATACCACTATTATTAACTTGATAACCACCAGTAGCTTTAGTGCTTTCTCCAGCCGCACCCATTAACATATTATTAAACATTAACCATACTCCTGTGTCATAATAGCGTGTATAGTCTCACCCGTATTATCACTAGATATTGAAGCTACAATATAATCTATTCTACTTACCGCTCCATTAGAAGTAGCAAATGTTGGTGCTGATGCACCTGGAAACTTAAAACAACCATTATAAGATATAGTACCTGATCCACCAGACTGTACAAGAAAAATACTTCCTACTTGTCCTATCCTAGCATTTGTTGGTCTTGCCAATGTATGTGCTGCTGTAACTGTTGTTAAAAAGTTTTGTGCTATACCAAAGTTAAGTGATACAGAAGTTACACCGTTAATAGCTGTTGTGTGTACAGCCGCTGCTGCTGACTCAGTTAGTTGTAGTTGTCCCTCAAGTGAAGTATTACCTGATACTCGTACTGTGCCTAAGAAGCCAGTATTACCTGTGGCTGTTACAGTGCCAAGAAGATTAGTAGCACCACCCACAGAAAGTGTAGAGTTAAGACTTACTGCACCCGCTACTGTGAGAGTGCTGTTAAGATCAACTGCTCCTTCTAGTGA